TGGCAAAAGACTTGCCCCCATCAAAGCAATTATCAACTCCAACGTGGAAGCCTTCCAGCAGAAAAGTCTTATCGACAAGATTTATTACATGGACACATCCAAAAACTGGGCAGAAAACTATACCATTGAAACTGCCCTGGGTAACTTCCAGGATGTGGGCGAAGGCGGTGCAACGCCCCAGAGTGAAATGCAGGAGGGCTTTGACAAGACCATTGCCCCTCGTGTGTGGAAAAACAAATTTGTTGTCACCAAAGAAATGATGGACGACATGAAGATTGGCAAAATCAAGAGCAAAGCCAACCAGTTCACCACCAGTTATGGCAGAGGCCGTGAGGCGTATGCTGCCCGTATGCTGTCCGGTGCGACACAGGCAAAAGTCACATTTGCTGGCAAAACATACGATGCCACTTGTGCAGATGGCAAGCCTCTGTTCTCTGTGGAACACCCTTCCAAGACACAGGGCGCAAAATTCAAACAGTCCAACATGTTCAAGGCAGAGTTCAGCCAGTCTATTCTGGATCAGCTGCAGGAAAAAATGCAGGACTTCTGCGATGATGACGGTAACCTGCTGAATGTGGCGCCTGACACTATCATCATTCCCAACAGCGCGAAACTGAAAAGAGCGGTATTCGCTGCAGTTGGCAGTGAGCTGGACCCCGAAAGCAACAAAAATGCCATGAACTTCCAGCTTGGTCTGTGGAATATCCTGATTTGGCCTTACATGGACAAACAGATTGGTGGCAAGGACTATGTGATTCTGGCAGACAGTAAATTCCTGCAGGACTACATGTGTCTGCCTTTCATCGACAGGGTTCCTCTGACCGTGACAAGATACACAGACCAGAACACAGACGATGAAGTATTCAAGGGCTATGCTCGTTATGGTCTGGGCTTCAACAACTGGCGCGGTCTGTGCATCTGCGGCAATGGTATTTCTTCCGGTACACCTTTGACAGCGTGAGGTGATGGGCATGAGCATGACGTGGGAAGAACTGCAAGTAATTACACTGCAAAAAATGTTTGAACTGCAGGGAGCTGACTTAGTGGTAGATGACAGCACAGGGCCTTACATCAATGCCATGCCCGGTGCTGTCAATGAAGCGCTCACGCTGCTTTGTACCCAGGCTTACTACTTTAAGAAAACCGGTGAAATCGTACAGGGGGGCGACCATCCAACGGCGCCCACCTTTTCCGCCGGTCAGTATAACGCCTATGACCTTTCCAGTGTTTTTGATGATTTTTATACCATGTATGGCGGCTATATCACCTACACAGATGGGGAAAGTTACGGCATCGCTCGTAATATTCAGACGGAGGGCAATAAAATACTGCTGATTCCCAAGAATATCACAGGCACATGGCGTGTGACTTACAGTGCGTATCCAATGGAAATCACCAAGGACACACCAAAAGAAACTGTCATCGACCTGCCGCCAGATGTGACAAGTAAAATCGCTGTTTACATGGCTGGTCAGCTGTACAAAGAGGATGATATTTCTCTTGCGCAGATCTACATGAATGAATTTTTGACATGGCTGTCCATGCTGAAAGAAAGCAGCAGTAAAGCGGACAGCTTCGGAAGTACCGGTACATGGACTTCTACAACGGGGTGGTGTTGATTATGGCATTTGATGTACCAAGTCCGGCACCGCGAGGCGTTGAGATCATCGAAGAATTTCGCGGGGTTGACTTGAACAGCTCGCCTACTGTGGTGAGCAAGTACCGCAGCCCAGAAGCACCAAACATGATGCGGGACATTCCTGGCAAGGTGCGGAAGCGGCAGGGGTACGAAAAGCTGAAACACTACGATGGACAGATCAACGGCGTTTTCCGGCTCAATGACAGAATCATCATCCATGCTGGTGATAAGCTGTTTTTGCAGAATTTATCCGGTGACGATACACAGCTGTATGAAGGTATGGCAGATACCAGAAGTGTCGGTCGGCAGTTCAACGGGAAATTATTTATTTTCGACGGGAAAAAAGCCATTTGTTATGGTGAGTTCGAAAAGGAAGGTCAAACGCCCGCAGAAGGTGAGGAGCCGGAGAAAGAATGGAAGGTGGTGGCGTTGGAGGAAAAAGCCTACGTTCCCACCATCATCATTTCCCGAAAGCCTACCGGTGGCGGTACTACACTGGAACCCATCAACCTGATTGGGAAGAAATTCAAGGAAAGTTTTCTCGGTACCGCAGAGGATAAAATCTATCAGATGACCACGGATAACCTGGACGAAGAAAAGCTGAAAATACGTCAGCTGGTGAAAGACGGGGAATGGAAAGACCTGGAAGAAGGGAAAGACTTCTCCGTGGACAGAAAGGCAGGAAAGGTCACATTCAATACCGCCCCTGGGGAAAGTCCAGTAAAAGGGATGGACAACGTGGAAATCACAGCGGCGAAAACAAGAAAGGGCTATGCTGACAAAATCAACAAGTGCAATATTATGACGCTTTTTGGCGTCAACGGTGCCATTGACAGGATGTTCGTCAGCGGAAATCCAGATTTCGTGAATCAGGACTGGTACTGCCAGATCAACGATGGTTTTTATTTCGGGGATCTGTGGTATTCCGTATTGGGCCAGGACGGCAGCGCTATTGTGGGGTACAGCGTTATCAATGATAGACTGGCAGCTCACAAAAGCGAGGCAGAAGAAGGACGAAACATCATTCTCCGAAAAGGTGAACTGGTGGAGGATAAACCTACTTTCCCCATTATTGGCTCTTTGATTGGTCGAGGGGCATTGGGAAAATATGGTTTCGGGTATCTGGGCAGCGATCCACTATTCCTGACGGACTTAGGCGTCATGGCCATTACGGCTGCGGACATTACAGGCGAAAAATACTCCCAGAACAGAAGTTTTTACATCAACGAGGCGTTGACAGCGGAAGAAAAGCTGGCAGACGCCTTTGCCTTTGTTTGGCGTGATTTCTACCTGCTTTCTATGGGGACAGGCAGGGTATATCTTCTGGACGGTCTGCAAAAGTCCTACGAGCGGAACACGCCTTACAGTTCGTACCAGTATGAGTGTTACTACTGGGAAAATGTGCCTGCCCGTGTCATGTGGGAGGACGTGGAAGGACGGCTTTGCTTTGGTACCGTCGGCGGAGATATTTTCCGATTCTACGATAATGTGACGAGCCAGAAAAGCTATAACGACGTAGGGGCGCCCATCAAGGCAAGATGGGATATTCCAGACCTTTCCGGTGATCGTTTTTACGAAAATAAAACTTTCCGGTATTTTTCTGTGGTGCTGGCGGCGGCAATTGCTACCAGAGTAGAAGTGTGGGTACAGCGAAAGGGCATTTGGTCACTGCTCTTTGACAGTGGTGCAAAGGCTTGTTATTTCGATTTTACCTACATCAACTGGGAGCGCATCAACTTTTCCAGTGATAACACGCCAAGGACCGTAGGAAAGAAAATCAAGGTCAAAAAGGTAGACAAAGCCAGATTTTCCCTACGAAACGAGGCATACAATGAGCCATTTGGTATCTACAAAGTAGCTCTGGAATACACCGAGAGCGGAAAGTATAAGGGGTGAGGAAAATTGGACGTTGATAAGTATAAGATCACGGAAAAGGACATGGCCGGCAAGGGGGTTTCTCCCCAGTCGAACCCCATGGAGCTGCCGGAAGTCGAAGCCAAAGCCGTTTTTGACCAGTTGGTAAAAGAGGTCGTTGTACCTTTTTTCAATAAATTTGTGGAGGCATTTGCAAATGTTGACTTGACCAGTGACGCGGACAAGCCCATTTCCACTGCCACACAGGCGGCACTGGACAAAAAGGTGGACAAGGCATACAAGACAGGCAGTCAAAGTGAGTACAAAGTCCTTTCTGACAACAACTTTGATGACAACAGCAAAGAAAATCTGGCACTGGCTACCCGTGACAGACATACCCACGACAACAAGGCTTTGCTGGACAAATTCACACAGGCGTTTATAGACAACATCCTGTTCAAAGACAATACAGAAGAATATTTCCCGACAAACAAATTCAATCCGGCTACTGTGGACTATGTAGACAGAAAGGTAATCGCCATTGGGGCAGCGGATATGCAGAAGTCCATATATGACCCAAATGGTAAGGAAACAGACATTTTTGCCTATGTAGACAATGCGGTATTGATCACAGATTCCAGCACAGGTGACAAGTATTTCTTTGGCATTGACAGCGGCGGTCTGTTTTGGGAGAAGGTTGACGAAGCGGCTCTTGTGGCAAGGCATAATGCCGATGCTGCCGCCCATGATGAAATGGTGATTGACGGAAATGCGATTCCAGCTTTCGGTGGGGAAACACTGGCAGAACACGAAGTCAATCCAGATGCCCATAGAAATTTGAGCATTGACGGAAACAGATAAGGTGGTGAAGAAATGGATATTCAATTCAAGAGAGGGCAACAGGAAGGTGTCAAACGACTTGTGCTGAAAGAAGGCGAACCGGCTGTTGCTTTGGACACTGGCAACCTATATATCGGTACATCCTCTGGCGTTGTTCATGTCAACCCGCCCGGTGGTACAGCTGATACAGCAAACAAGCTGAAAAATCCACAAAAGTTTTCCATCACTGGTGACGTAACGGCGCCGGAAGTTCCTTTCGATGGCAGTGCTGCGGTGGTGCTGAATACGACACTGCCAAACCTGCCGGGTGTTGGCGGAGAGTATACGAAGGTGCAGGTCAACAACAAAGGACAGGTGACAGGCGGCGGTAAACTTGGATTTTCTGACCTGCCACCTATTACTGCGGATCAGGTGGGCGCGATCCCAATGACGCAAAAAGGAACTGCGGATGGTGTGGCTTCTCTGGATAGCAGCGGGAAAGTGCCTGCTGCACAGCTTCCTGGATTTGTTGACGATGTACAGGAATATGATAACAGAGCAGCATTTCCTCCCACCGGCGAAAGCAGCATCATTTACATTGCGAAAGACAAAAACAAGACATACCGTTGGGGCGGCAGTGATTATGTTCCTGTTGGTTCTGATTTGGCACTGGGGGAAACATCTTCCACGGCGTACCCTGGTGACAAAGGTAAGGCAGCATACGACCATAGCCAGGTCAAGACAGGCAACCCCCACGGTACCACGGCAACAGATGTTGGGGCGGCTCCTGCGGCACATATGGAAATGAAAGCCAGCGGCACACAACTTGGACACATCAAACCAGGTACAGGGATGAATGTAGACGAAAACGGCGCCTTGCAGATCACTGCTATTGACGGCGGCACATTCTAAGGCGGTGGTCTTATGAAAATGCAAGTAAAAAGAGGCGCGAAAAGCAATCTGCCTGCATTATCTACTGGCGAGTTTGCATTTACCACGGATTCCGAAGAAGTATTCATCGGCGGAAGCAGTGAAAATAAGCAGATTCCAGTGCTGAAAGATGGGAAAATCCCGGAGGGGATGCTTCCGGCACCTGTGGTAAAGATCGTATCGGATGACGGGACACAAACGTTTATCCTGGGTGTAGATGATGTGGGGCTATATTTATTGGAGGTGCAAAATGGGTGAAAAAGTATATGTAGCAAAGCAGGACACGCTGCTGGAAGTGCAGCAGACAGTGAACAAAACCGATACCACCATTGGGAATATTGGCGACCCGGCAGGGGAAAACAGTGTTGTGGCATTGTCAAAAGGCATCAAAAAAGGTGTGGATTCTCTGGCGGGGCAGAAACCGAAAATGTTAGTTCCTTCGGATAATTTGAAATTTAAGTTATTAGAAAAAGAACTGACAGCAAATGAATATGATCATGTTTTTATTGGATTTGCAAGATTTGACTATACTGGATTTGTGAAAGTAAAAATTGGCGCAAAAGTAGCTAGTTTTAATTCATCTTATGGTAAAAGCAGAGTTGTTATGAGTAAGCTTGTGTATGATGAGTCTGGTGATACGTTGAGTGCTTTTTTCCCAGATAATATACCTCAACAGGGCGATAAAGGACATGGAAGCAGCGCACCGGTTATCAATGAATTTTATTTTCAATCTAATTTAATAGCAAGTATTACAACTTCTTCCTATACAGATATAACCACATGTATGTATGTGACAAAAGACGAATTATATGCCTTTATTTTGACTGGTGCGAACAAGAGTAAGGGTACTGCATGTAATAAGGTGGAATTTTATTTTGATGAAGTGGAGGCGCAAAATAAATATGGTAGTTAAGTTCGATTTGCAAACAAAAAAAGTGCTTTTTGTCAACGAATATCAAAGTAAAGAAGAAGCAGAGAGCAGACTTAATG